TTTACAGGTAAGGTGTACATGTCTCAGCATGCTTCCTATGAGAATGTTTCTTTACCGTTTAAAATAGAACACTTTGATCCAACCAATAGTAACATAGAAGACTATTCAATAGTCATACTACAAAACAATACAATCAATTACAAAGAGAGTACAGACTTCTTTTGGAGTCTTCGAAAGAAGGCTCCGAATTCTATCTTTGTATGTTGGGACTATGACAATCACCATTGGGTTGCTTTGTCGGTCATGGTTGCTATTTTAGTTGACATATACATTCCGGCCCATTCGGAAAATGTTAATGCGATTACCAAGTTCAATATGAATTCATTTGGTCCGATACCTTGTGGAACATTACAATGGAGCAAGGACTTCGCCAAAAAGAACTTAAAGAAGATTACCAATACAAATAGATCAAATGAACCTCTTGGTCATCATTTCGAATATAAGCATTTTACTTATCGTAATGGCATGATTCGAAAAGTCAATGAAGTATACAAAGAAGTTGCTTTAGTTCAACCAGTGTATCATGACAAGACACCAACACAAAGATTAGATGAATGGACCAATCATAAAGTCCATTGGGTCATGCCGGTATTCAACGACTTGCCTCTTAGATTATTCGATGCGGTATTTACCGGCGGCATTCCATTGATTCCAAAAACACTTCAAGGAAACAAGTACATTGCCGATTTCGAAGAGCACTGTATGTTCTACGGTATCGCGGACGTGATTGATCCAAAACCTATTACTGAGAGAGCGATTGCTAAATTTGATGCTGAGGGCGAAGCTGGTATTTTGAAACGACATAAGATGATGCTGAATAATCATCATATCGATACTCGATTTACCGAAATTTTCTCCCATATTGAGAAGGAATTTGATATCAAATTAAGTGCTTGACATGCGATACTGCAGGTTATATAATATGATTATGATAGGAGATCAAATATGGCTCGTGCAGAAAAGGTAGCTAATCCGAAAACAGCGGTCGTTGGTGCAGAACCAGATGCAACTAAGATTACCGCTGGTATTGAGGGATATGGAGTGAAGTTCATTACTGCAATGAACTGGTATTCTATTGACGGCAACAAAGCAGATGCTCGTAAGTATCTGCGAGAATATATTAAGAAAAATCGTCCCGCCGATCTAAAAGATTTCGATAAGGTGCCTGACAAGGAAATTCGTCCGACCTATGGTTGGGTTGCTCGAATTTTAAGCAAAGGTGCAACACTAAGTAATCATCATGTCGAAACCTTTAATCATTATCTACTCAGCATTCTTAAACCTGCTCAAGCTCCCGTAGTACAGAAAACCGTTATAGTTTCTAATAAACCCTCTATTCAAGATGCAATGAATGAAAAGATTGCCAATTACATTGGCACCTTGGAGGGAGCATATGATGACTATATTACTGACGGTACAGAGTTTTCTCTTGAAGCAGATATGAAATCAAAAGAGATTCCTCAAGCATATGTTCCGAAGATTGACGAGTGGGCAAAGCGCCGCCTGCGTGAATGGATTGAAATCACTGAAGGTAAAGATGCTCAACTGAATGAAGCATATGTTCATTACAGCAAGTCAAGTAGAAAAGATGTTGCTAAGTTCTTTGCTGCTATGGTTCAAGACTGCGAAAAGTATGGCGCATTTAAGAAAGCGAATCGTAAGCCTCGTACTGCTAAGCCAAAGACTCCGGCTCAACAAGTTAAGAATCTAAAGTACAAGACCAAAGATGAGGAACTCAGTATTAGTTCGGTGAGTCCAATGGATGTTGTTGGTGCTTCTGCGGTGTGGTTGTTCAATACGAAGAATCGTAAATTGTCAGTGTATCGTACAGACTCGGGTCAAGGTATTCAAGTCAAAGGTTCAGCTTTGCAGAACTATGATCCGGAGATGTCAGAGGTAAAGACATTGCGTAAACCTGCAGAGCAACTACAGGAATTACTCAATGCTGGTAAAGTACAGCTTCGTAAATATATGGATACCATCAAGACTAAAGGTGGAGAAGTAAATGGCAGAGTTAATCTTGATATGTTGATTGTGAGAGTGGTCAAGTAGGATAAATAATAATTTTAGAGTTATTATGGCAACCATTAAATTATCCTACTGTCAACTAATTAGAATTATTCTAGCTCAAGTTGGAGGAAGCCCTCTTCAACAAGTGTTCACTCAGTTGACTCAGGGCATGCCTACTATCTCAGTTAGATCTGGCTTGTTTTCTGAGATGGCTCAAATGAAGCAAGTCGTTGATGAAATCACTAATAGAATTCAACAGCTGGTAAAAGATGTGAATGACTATGAACGAATGGCTAGAGAATTGGCTAATCAGTTCATGAAAAACCCAATGGCAACATCTTTGAATGCTTTGATTACTCAGGTAGAAGCAAAGATAGCAGCATTAGAAGGAGCAGGAGATACTACATCTGAGCAATATACTTCGTATGTAGCATTAAGAACTAATCTTCAAGAATACTTAGACATAACTAATAAATTGTCTGGTGTCACTCCTGCATCTGGAGGGCAAACTTGTGGGCTAGCTGATCTATTAGGTAACGGTTGCACTCCTGCCAAGAATATTCCGGACATAGATTTAAAGACATTGCTTGGAGCATTAACCAAACAAAATTTAGTAAATGCCTTAACGGCCAAGATAGTTGCCGGTACAGGCTTTGATCAACTTACCACAAGTATTGCTGAACTAAATAATACTGTTCTTAACATTAGAAATAGTTTTACCAATATCTTTACAAAGCAGTTTATTAAAAATGCAGTGGCTGGATATGTAAATCAGATTCTATTTCAACTTTTAAGTGGCTGTGCAAATGATGTTATGCAATTGACACTTAAAGATTATACTGGAGACTCATTCTCCGGATTTGATGGTTTATTTTCCTTACCAAGTTTAAGCTTAGGTGGAGGTACAAGTGGTTCTAAGTCTATATCTTTAACAGGTGATTTTTCTAATGTTGTAGTAGGGCAAACTGTTACCGGGACAAATGTCTTAGCCAATACTAAGATTGTTCATATCTATGAAGGTAACAGCACTATTGTTCTTTCTAATACTTCCAATGGTGTTATATCAAGCAATTTAGATTTTACTTTCTCTAACGTCGGTAGTAACATAAGTATAGTAAATGCTATTATTGAAGCAACTACATATCTGCAAAACATATATGGAAGCGGCAATGTTGCTATGGCTAATGGATACGTGGTAGCAGATGGTAATGTAGTCTTTTATTCAAATATTGTAGATAATTTAAACATAACTGATACAGGTATATAATGATCGTTGTTGATTTTAATCAAACTGCTATCTCAAATTTGATGGCAGAAATTGGTGGCCGAACTGACGTTGAACTTAATGTTCCTTTACTTCGCCATATGATTGTCAATTCTCTTCGAGGATACAAGCAAAAGTTCGGAAAGGAATACGGTGATCTGGTTATAGCCTGTGACAACATGCGCTACTGGCGTCGTTCGGTTTTCCCTCTTTATAAAGCAGGTCGTAAAAAGGCAAGAGAAGAATCTGGTTTCGACTGGAAACTTATCTTCGAAACATTAAGTACTATACGTGATGAAATTGATAAGGTGTTTCCTTATAAGGTTGTTAATGTAGACGGAGCTGAGGCAGATGATGTCATTGCTATTTTGGCAAACTGGTCTCAGACAAATGACTTAACTAATGTAACTCCCTTTAGTGACGGCGATCCAAAGCCCTTCTTAATTATTTCTGGGGACCATGATTTTATTCAACTTCAGAGGTTCAAGAATGTTAAACAGTTCTCGCCAATTCAGAAAAAATATGTCAAGCCTGACTCAACAGCGGAGGAATATGTGGTGGAACACATTATCCGCGGCGACAAAGGAGATGGAGTCCCGAACGTCCTATCACCGGATGATTGCCTCGTCAATGGTGAACGACAAAAACCAATCTCATCGAAGAAGTTAAGTGAGTGGATTAAAAATCCTAGCTTGATGCCGACGGATGCAGACTTCATCAAAAATTTTAATAGAAACAAGCAATTAGTAGATTTCACTTGCATACCTACAGAAGTTAGTAATGCAATTATAAATAATTTCGAGAATCAACCTGACAAAAACAAAAGTATGCTTTTAAATTATTTCGTTGAAAATAGAATGAAAAACATGCTTGAATTACTAGAGGAATTTTGATGAAAACTACTGTACCACAAGTATTTGAAGAAGTAGAAAAGCAAAAAACAAAACAAGCTAAGATTAATGTCTTAAGAAATTATGACAGTCAAGTTTTACGTGGTGTTCTTGAACTAAACTTCATTCCCCAATACAAATTATTGCTACCAGAAGGAGCACCTCCGTTTAAACGTGATGACAGAACCCCAGATGGTTACTCTGAAACTAATTTGTACACCGAATTTAGAAGAATGTACATTTGGTTGAGACCTGATGCTAATGTTTCTAAGATGAAACGTGAACAACTGTGGATTCAGATGCTTGAAGGCTTGCATTGGAAGGAAGCAGATCTGCTAAATCACATGAAAGACAAAAATTTGACCAAGTTATACCCATCTGTCACCTATGATTTGGTAAGTGAGGCGTTTCCTGGCATGTTACCACCTAAACCAGCCGAACCTGAGCAGAAAAAAGCTAAGGGAGGTATCAGTAAAGTCCCTTTGGCTGGATCAAACGCCTAATTTTTCGAGAAAAACGAGAAATTTTGGTCGAAGTGCCTAAAATCGAGTGGGAAGACCACTCGAAAATACCAAAAGATGCCGTTTTGGACCCAAGAAATTACAATTATCACCGATACAGAGCATTTGACAAGTGAAACTAAAGGCATTATAATAATGATATATTATAGTGAGGTGAATTATGTCCCTAGTAGGTCCTTGGCTCAACGATTTAGGTAGCAAAAAGCGTAAAGTTAAGTATGCTTCGGCAGAAGCGAAGAAGCGTGATCTAGAGTTACAGGTAGAATGGCAACAACTGAAGGCTAAGATTGACAAGACAGCCAAGGTTGTGCCATCTCGTCCCCTTACTCGCCCATTTCCCAAGTTAGGTCCTCCACCTGGTCGCACTACCAATGCTCATATCAAGAGTCATGATAGTGGTATAGGTGTAGGTGCCAAGAAAGCAGTACCAGTTTATACCGGAACCAAGATTATTGGTATTGGCACTATGCATAAGTCGAATGCTGTGCCTATTTTTAGTGACGACGATGCGAAAGCAATTTCATCTATGCGGAGATAATTATGACTATTCCTACAAGCCCTGCAGACCGTAAGGCTATCTATGATTGTATGCGAGAGATTAGTGGTTCTATGACTCGTATTGATGCTGAACGAGAATTTATTCGAGAAGCAATCAAGAATATTTGTGACGAACAAAATTTGTCTAAGAAAACCTTTAGGCGAATGGCAAAGACTTACCACAAGCAAAATTTCAATTCAGAGGTTGAAGAACACGAAGAATTCGAAACTTTATATGAAGCCATTACTAATACTACTACAATGGATAAGGCAGCATGAGAGAGCTCTATATCCTTGAGGCAAGATGGCATGATAAACTGAAAAGAGTCAGGCAAAACGAAATTGTTGGTGTATATGCTGATCTTAAAAAATTAGAGAAAGCCAAAACTGCCGTAATGATTAGACCTCATGATTACAAGTCCATATCTTTTTCAATAAAAACGGAGATACAACCATTTCATGCTTAAATTTTAAGCAAAATATGAATAACCTTTCGGTTGACATGGGTATCTTTTTCCTATATAATAATGAAATAGTGGAGATTCTGATGAAAACTGAAAAACGCCGTAATCCTGTAGCAAAAGATCTTCGTACGCCGAAGTATCGTCCTCGTATCGTAGAGGACAAGACTGCGTACAAGCGCAAACTTAAGAATGACCGCCAAGCTAACGTAATTTATTCTTGATAGGTGATATAATGAACGTATTTGAAATTCTTGAAGCTCTTGCTGCAGACAATTCTCGTCTTGCCAAAGAAGCAATTCTTCGGCAGCATGCTGGTAATGATATGTTGAAAGAAACATTTCGACTAGCATATGATCCTATGATTAGTTATTACATTCGCAAAATCCCAAAC